CGACCATGGAAAGTATTACCAAACTCCTGATCAAACTGTAAGGCAGAAGTATTAGCGATGGTTTGTTCTTTCCATTTATCGTCTCGTCCTGGGACGTCCCACCAATCTACGCGGAATGGCTTAAATTCGTTTGTACCTTGACTTGCTCCTTCCCACAATTTGTGATATACATTACCGATGCCATTAGCTGTAGAGGTGATAATAATTTTTGTCTCTTTACCAGAAGATACTACTGGGTATGTTGATGTATAAAATTGCGCATCATTCTCAATAAATGCAAACTCATCGAGAAACAATAAGTTAATCGATAGACCACGAATAGAACTACCAGACGTAGCTGCCGCAATAATCTTTGAATTATTGCTAAACTCAATTGATCCCTTATTCAACGCTTTACAGCCAGGTTGTAAAAAGAATGGTAGATTTTCTAACATGAGCGTTACACGAGCTAACATTTCTCTCGCAGTAGCACCTTTGTTTGCTAGAATTGCAATGGTCTTCTCAGGGTGGAAACAAGCATACCAGAGTAAATACGCTACAGATGAAATAGATTTACCAGATTGTCGACATGCTAGTACGATAGAGAATCTATTCTGATTAAAATGATTAAACATATTTTCTTGGTATGGATATAAATCGAACGGAACTAATCCACTATCAAGCGATATTACCTTAAGATATGTACGCGCAAAATATGCAGGATCTTGCATACATTTAGCGTATTCTAAAACTTCAGGTTTTGTAAATTCGGTTTCTACTCCGTCGCGCTTTACTGACGGATTTCCTAGATAACCAAACTCATTATTCTTGATCTTCTGCATCTATAATTCTATCTTTATCCATCAACATTCTTTGTAGGTCTGTGGTAGAACCTACGAATACATTATTATTCGTCACACGTTTGGCTTCGTCTTGCTTATCGTCTTTGGAAAGATCCTTTTTAGCTTTCTGTAGGGCCATCAGTTTTTCTGTAGTATCAGCAATATCCTTTATGGATTTAGATAAAACCTCAAACGCACGGGGGTGCTCTGATTCTCTCGCAAGTTCTGCAAGTGAATCGAGTGAATGAGTTCCAGTTCTTATTAGGTCTCTATAGGTTTCACGAGAAAATTCATAATCATCTTTTATGTCTTTTTCTTCAACCACTTTCGGAGCTTCTGGTTTAACTGGAAGATTCTTTTCCAGTGAGCTTCTCATTTTATCTAATTTGTCCATTCTATATTTCCGTTAGTTACGGTTAGTAGCCTCCACCGCTTGTGCCACCTGTATTGCTTGCAGTATTATCAGTGCCGTCAGTGCTATCTATTACTGTAGTCGCACCAGAGGTAGAAGTATTTGTTTGATTCGCATTATCAGCTACTGCGGCCGTAGTAGTTATTTCTTCTAATATTGCAGCAGTGTTTGGATCAACATCAAATCTTGCTACATTGTCAGTTACTATTATCTGGCCACGCATAGCTGCATGTGATGTGCATTGATAATAATAAAGGCCTTTGTTAGTAAATGTAAATGATGTAGCTTCATTAAGCTCACTGGCCAAAATGTCGCCACTAGAATTTTCAATTTGTAATGGGTGCAATGGCGCTAGTTCATTAATAATTGTTATACTATCGCCTGTGTAAATATTAATTGTGGGATCATTTACTTGTGATATAGATCCACTTCTGTCTAAACTGCTACTATTAAATATATAATCTTCATCATTAGCGTCAATTATGGAATAATTATATGTTTTAGGGTTAAGTATAGAAGTTCCATTAGCAATAGCGTCAGCGACAGCATCTTCGAATTGTCTAAGATCTACAACATCGACATCAACTTCCCTAATAATTGGCTTATCGCCTGTAGGGCCATAAAACTTCATTTTCATTGTAAAATCCAATTGATATATAAGAACTCTACGCGATGTATAATCACCTTCGTAGCTATCGTCAATATTAACGCTATTTAAAATAACTGGAACATCTTGAGTAAATGCAAAATTATCAACAGGCTTTATTGATACAGTATAGTCTGGTGTAAAATATGGAAGAATTTGTTCTACTATTTGTAGGCCGTCGTCTTGGCTTTTTGCCATAATATATAACGACATTCCGATATCATATGAGGTATAATTATTAATTGCCTTTCTTTTAGTAGTATCACTACCGTGATCTTCTATTATTCTATTTAATTTATTTAATTTTTGATTAGCATCAACTGCTAAAGATGTAATTTCAAAGGCCATTCTCGGAAGCTTTAAAGCCACAGATTGTTTATACCCTGATTCTTGATCTAATCTAGAAAGAAACTTTTCCTTAGGACCGTAGGATAATGGAACTTTAATTTGATTGAGAACTCCACCATCTGCTGCTTTACGAATGACATTAATATTGTTAAATAGCGTACCAAAAACGGCCACTGATTTACGCATTGTCGCATGGTAAAAATGTCCACCAAACATTAGAAGTTCTCCGAAGGATCACCAAATGGATTGGTTTCCGTAAAGTCTAAGAAATTGTCAGTAAATGTTTCAAATGCTACATTTTGTGCAGCCGAATCATTTGCCATAAAGTTATCAGTATCGTCGTCGCCTACGTCATATACGCGAGTGATATAGCACGTATTAGCAGATTCTGAACCAACCAAACCATTGGTTGTAGAAGCTATGAATTGTCTATAGTCACTAGCACCAGTTACACCAATATTAGAAACTCCAATTTTAGCAAGTGTGTCCGAAGTTTTATCGAGTGTCTGCACTGTACCATATATCTGTACTGCTGGAGTAGTATCTGTTGCAGCAACTAGGGTTTGTGTTACGGTTTCACCTCGTACAAAATGATTGCCATTTGTAACATCTAATTGTATACCAGCTAAATATGCTTCGCCACCTATTTCATCATCAATAGCATCAATACCAGTATCAAAGTCTTCGTCATTATATTCAAACAATGCGCACGTGAGTTTATATACGGGTAAGTTAGATAACTGATAAAACGGCTTATCGTCTTCAACAAATGTAATTTCAAAAAACGAGTTAGTCATTGGAAGGAATAATAGATCACCTTCTCGAGGTTTATCTAATCCTTCATATGAACCAATTTGATGATTCCAAGTTTTTCGTGATATTACAAACGAAGCTTCATCTCTTATTTCAAGACCAAACTTCTGATAAAGATCACCAGCTCCTTCAAATCCATCTACATTTTCAATATATGCTTCTGTTAAATAAGCATCGTCAAAGTTAGAAGTAGGATCTTCATTTAAGATATTATCTCTATTGACAAGGCTGCGGGGGATATAATAGACATCTTGTCCAAATATCTTAAGTGATTCAATTACCAAGTCTTCATACAGATTTTGTTCTGACCGAACGGCTTGGGAAAAGTATACGTTTCTAGGCATTTATTATCCTACGTAGAAGTCGACTGGCTGCTCCCAGTTTAATCTAACTTCTTCTTCAAGTCTTTGTAATTCTTCAACGGCATCATCAAACAATTGGCGACCATTGAAAGTAACCCCGCCAGGCATTTGCATTCCTTCAAATTTAAGTAAGTTAGCACCCCATTGTTTCTTAATGAGTGCCGTAGCATATTTCTTTAAGAAATAATCGTTATATACATCAGTGAATGTAGATGGATCAATAATTCGATATCCTTCAACTACAATATAAGCACCAATTTGAACTTCGTTTTTCCAATCCATATCGATTCTCAAGCGATCTCTATGGCGGTCAAATGAGACAAATTTATCATCTGAATCGATAAGAACGTCTAGTGTGGACAAATATTGTTTAGCCATTGTGTAATCTAATAAGCTACCCATATAACCAAGACTGTACATATCGTTTAGATGCATTTGGTATTTTACATCGAAAAGGCTTGTGCTTGAGCTATGATCTCTAATTGGAAGAACTCTAATAACATCTGTTACCAAATCAGGTATGTTGATATACCTGTAGTCAATTGCACCAATAGTTATCGATGAAATAGTACTGGTAGCCTTCGACGTTGTTCCTATAATTTCATTGGTCGCAATAAAGGCATTTTTATCAATAGGATCATAATTATTGATACATAACATGTTTTTACTTTTAGACACTACAGTGGCAATAGCTTCTTCTTCAGCAGCATTGGTTAATGTCAATATGACGTTCCCCATTGTACCTGCAGTTGTAACTAATGCTGTATCATTTACTTCAGTTAACGTAAACCCAGTTACATTTGGAGCCGTTCCGACAATTGCACTTACTTTATATTCGGCAGCATCTGAATTATATCCAGTA